AAGTTTTTTTCACCGACCTGCATGACCCTACATACACATGGTGGAACAAAGTTTCAGTAGATCTGCAGAGACCTGTCTAAAAAAGTTTAAACAAATTCAAAAACACAAAACAGAACAAAAACTTAAAAACTTAATTGAAGAAATCAAAACAACAAATGGAAAAACATCTCAACATAAACGCCCGTTCGGCAAAGTCACAGCGAAAGAAAAATTTCTTGATATTGAAAAGTTAAAGTTTCAAGTATTGCAGAATCAAGCTCAAAGTGAAAGCGAATACGCCTCCAAATTACTATTGAAAGATAGTGCTATGGATGGGATAATTGCGAATGCCGAAGAGATTAGAAATACATTAATTGGAGAAATTCCGTTAACCAGAGAAATAATTGAATCAAAATTAAAAGACATTGCTTTAGTTCTCAATAATGCTAGCGATTTAATTTTAAAACTATTCGAAAACGACGGTGGTATTGAAAAATCTTGCATCATTCCAATTTCAGTAATTGAAAAAGACATTTTTGGCGTACTACATCCGATTGAAATCTTTGATTATAATGCTTTTGGTATCGATGAAGTTAACAATTTAGCTATAAATCCTAAAATCCGTTACCTGCCAAATTGGAATGTTCAGAAAATTAGAGATACCATAGATAAGTTAAAAGATGATAGTTCATATGTTAAAGCTAAATCATTGTCAAAAGATTATGGTATAGTTAGTAATTCATTGAAAAGACAATTGTTAATTGGCGTTGATAGAATGTTTAATAAGTTAAGTATTCAGCATAGGTTTGGAACTTTTGAAAGTCAAATGTTTAGTTGTTTTCTTATGAAGCAAATTCTTACTGAGGAACAGTCATATGTTAATTTACCAGAATGTGTCTCGAAGAAAAGTTTTCAGAAGCGTGGTGTTGATACTGTTTGTTGGCAATATTTACGTCAAATTCTACTTCATTATGGTACCTTTCCATTTTATCATCATACACATAGTTCAAAATTTGGAGTGTTAGATAGTACTCGTATTTCAATCCAGACTGATAAACCTGTTTCTTGTATTTTACCCAGTGTGTTGCACGGCTTATTAAGTGGTATTGTTTCAGAATTATTGTGTGATCTCAACTCCGAAACAGCTCTAATATATGCAAAACATTTAATGAATTGTTCAAATCAATCAACTTATCAACGACAACTTGATTTCAAAGATAGTTTTCGGTCCTGGACAAAATTATGCTATGACAAAATCGGTTATGTGTTAGCTGTATCTTATTCTGAAGACATGAAACCTTTAGATCAAAGAATTGAACGCATTGAATCTGAGTTTTGGGCTGATGATATTGAAAAATCAAATTTGGAAAAATCAGTTGACAATTTACCTAATTACATGAAACCATTTGTTAAGAGCTCGATTTCTAATTGTGTACATCTTGGTAAAGCTGTAGGTAGTAAAATGTCATCAAATCATTCAACATCGCTTTGTCGTGATTTAATAGATGAAGAAATTATTTCAGTTCGTCTTTTAGCTAGTAAAAATACAGACTATCTTCGTTGGTTAACAATGACAAGTACTATTGTTTCAAATTTCGGGATTTACAACAAAACATCACTTTTATTGGAGTATGAAAAGTCAGTTGGCACACGAGAAGATATGATGGTTCAACGACCAGATTGTAAAGTTAGTATAGTGACGGAGCAAGGTCTTTCAATCCCTTTGATTAATGACTGGACAAAAGTGCCAATTCTGAACGAAATGTCTGAGCTATTTGATTACAATTGGAAATCGGACTTGATTAAAGAGTTTGAAAGCATAGATGATTTTGAGAAAAGATTTGTAACATTTTTAACTAATAAATCTGGTGGACAGAAAAGTGATGAACCAACATTATCAAAGGAATTAAAAGGTATTTCAAACGCTCGCGTTATAGCTTTCGCTCTTAATAGGAATGATTACCATGATGAATCAAAATTTCTCAAAATGCTAATGACTTATGGTAAATGTGCAATCAGATTTCAAATTGATCGTCGTGCGAGAGTAATTGTAATTGTTCCAAATGCAATACAGTCAAGTGAATTGTTCTTATTGTTAGGTTTTAATTCATTAAAGAAAGATAAAAAACATAATTCAAAGATTGCTGTTGGTAAACAAATTGGTAATTTGCTAGATGCTAGATTGCAAATGAGCACGACCGGAGATGTATCCTCAATTAAGAATTCAGGTGATATGAAAGGTATGGATGCCCATACTATTCCAAATTTGACATTGTTTTTAAGAAATAAAATGATTGAAGTATTATATGAGTTGGATCCAAGTAAAAAATGTACTCGTTACTTCTTCAGTGAGGATAAAGATTATATTTTGAAGGAAAAGCACGATAAATTTGAAGAAATGTATACCCGTAAGTTGAGAGGAGTAGTTATCCACGCCGCTAAATGTTTGTATTACATGTTTTCAATGAATATGTTTTTAGATGATCATTTCTTTGCTGATAGTTTAACTGTTTCAGATCAAACGTTTCAATCTGGATTTTTTGCAACTTCGGCTCAACATACGTTGTTTTTAAATTTATTTTTGCTTAATTTAGAAAGAAAATTCTTTGCTTCTCAAGATAATAAAATGATTTCGGTAATGCATTCAGTTATGGGTGATGATGTTTTGGAAGTGATCAAAAATGGAGTTAAGTTTCCTGACATAGTTAGAAAATGGTTATTGTTACGTAAACAAGATTTAACTAAATTAAATTACGAAGAGGAGTTATCCTTATCTCGCATATTTGGAGTATTTTTGCAACAAGCTGCAATATTAGGTGTTTATGTTCCATATCCAACAAGGATGTCCTTATTTTGTGATGAAAGATCAGATACTACGAAAAGACATGTTCTTGATATGATGAAGATAGTTATGGATGTAATATCAGCAAAGTCTCAACGTTCTTATGGTATTGATAATGGTTTAGGTATTGGATACGCGATTTGGGCCTGTCATCGAAGTTCTCGTTATATTTACTCTGACTCAGATAAGCGTAACATTGAAGCTTTGCTTAATCTTGATAAATCTCTTGATTTCACTTTCATTTGCTCACATGATGAAAAAGAACAATCAATACGTTTTATATATCCTTTTGTTTCTATTATGTGCTCTCCTATATCTTGGCCAATGTTAACCTTCGCAATGACTGACAAAGACGATCCTAACAAAATAATTACTTATAAATCAAAAGCTTTTACTTCCTTGAATGGCGATGGAGCGTATATGTTGATAAATCAAATGTTTTTTACTAGTAATGAACAACATATGTTTCAATTTGTTGATTGCATAAAGCATCAATCTAAAATCGTAGAGTTAAAGTTAAATCCAAATTTCCTTGATTGGGATGAACGTCATAGTTGGGGTTTCACATTAGGCGAGCATTTACTTAGGTTTAAAAGATTAAGGCATCTTACTGAAAGTCGTAAAAATCAGCTTGGATTGGGTGACATTGAAGTTATGGTTCATAATCTCAATAAATATTTGGATGGAAATCGTGTATTGATGAGTTTTAATAGTATTGCTGTGCTACGTTCCCGCAAAATTGAAGTTTCATTTGGACTCATGTATGTCAATCATAATCGATCGAAAATTGATCAATCCTTGACAGTAAGAACTGAATCATTGGAAGAGCGATTATCTTTGGATTCAATATTCTTGAAACATGTATTATATTACAAAAAGGTTCCCAGTGATATTGAAGTTCTGAAGACGCACGCGCTTTGTTCAGTTAGATTGAGAATATATGGTGACTTTGATTACGCAGTTGAGCACGACGGATTAATTCAACCTAGTGAAGATTCGAAATTTAATGTAATTTTACCATTTTTACCCGGATATCATTTAAATAGTTCTTACGGAAAGCTTTTCTTATATTCTAGTTTACCAACGGTGCATGACAGAGACATCTCAGGAACTTTAGGAGAGATTACAGGATCATTAGGAGCAGCTTTTGATGTTGATTCAGCAGTAGAGTTTGGAGCACATGTATATAATATAAATCCTAGTTTAGTTGATGCTGCTGGTGCCGCTATTGGTATACCTCAAAGTTTACTTAAAAATTATAAAAATTTAGTTGATGCTTTCATTACGAACAATTTTAATCTAAAATATCATTCAATTTTTCAGAATGTTAAATACTTTGGTTTAAATGGCAGTTTGAAACTATTCTCATCATTTGGCGATTATTCCAGTAGACTAGTACGGTTTGACGTGATTAACAAATTGTCAAAGTTTCATAATGTATTTGTTCGAGATTTCATATTCGCATACATTCATGAATTGAACGGGCGTCGAGTTTATCTTGATTACAGTTTACACAGCTTGCTTCTAGTTATGTCTCGTGGTTCTATTAAATATTTTACTTCCCATCTAAATCAACTCTTTAATCCCATGCTATCTCTGGAGCTCGACTGAAGAGGCGTTTCCGATTGTTGTTTGTAGTGGACGGCGTTTGAGTGTCATTGGTGGAAATCAGCTATTGTC